CTATCCACCTCTCCCCCTAACGGGGAGATTCCTGTCCATATGCAGCTTCTGAGCTGAGGAGGTTCTTGTTGGAGACCCGTAAACGGGCGTTGCCTGGTGCATCCCTTTCGGGTGCATACACTAGTCGCAGGATACGTAAAGTATCCCCGCGTCCTAGTACGACAACGCAACGCTACGAGGCCCCCACCTACAACCTCCTCGGGGAGCAGATTACTGCTTCGGAGGGGCATCCGTTTCGTTCCCGTTCTGGGAACTTGACGGATCTAGGTGGCCCGTTTCGCACCCAGAAACTTTCCGTAGATGTACCCTCAGAGGGTACCTACGTGTTTCCGGAGGCGTATTCGGGTGGCCTAGATGCGTTCGTCCAAGATACTTATCATGGACGAATTTACCCCTACAATCCCACGTCGTTCCCACCCTCTGGTGAGTCAGTTGATTCTGAACTCACTAAGTTGGGCGCGACTGCGATTGCTAGGTGTAAACCCACCAACTCAGTAGCCAACCTCGCAACAGCACTCGGAGAAATCTTTCGAGAGGGTCTTCCCCATCTCGTTGGATCCCGAACCTGGCAGTCGAGGACTCTAAACGCGCGTAATGCGGGTGAAGAGTATCTTAACGGTCAGTTTGGCTGGCGACCCCTGATCAACGATGTCACTAGCTTTGCTAATGGTGTCGTTCATGCAGACCGAATTCTTGCTCAGTACGAGCGAGATGCCGGAAAGGTCGTGCGACGTCGGTACTACTTCCCTCAGAAGAAGGTTGTTCAGCAAGACGTGATTCTGGCCTCCGCCTATCCGGTGGGGCCAGTTAACAATCCGTCGAACTTTGCAACCTTTGGGCGTGTGATTAGGACCCGTGAGACGGTCCAACGTCAGTGGTTCTCAGGTGCATTTACCTACGCACTTCCTTCCGGTCTTGACAGCCGGAGTAGGATGGGTAGGTTTGCCCTGTTGGCCGATAGACTCGGCCTCAAACTGACGCCAGAAACTCTCTGGAATCTCACACCCTGGAGCTGGGCCGCTGACTGGTTCAGTAATGCCGGTGATGTTATTTCAAACATCTCTGACATTGCCGACCAGGGGCTGGTTATGCGGTATGGGTACATCATGGAGTATTCCATGGTGAAAGATACCTATACCTTGGAGGGAGCCGTCCTTGCGGGCGGTCAACCTTTCAGCTGCGACCCTCTGGTCTTGACCAATGAGGTCAAGATCAGGAAGCAGGCTAACCCATATGGCTTTGGAGTTAGCTGGGACACGTTGTCTACGTTCCAGCTCTCCATCCTGTCTGCACTTGGAATTACCAGGCGCAGGTAGGGTGCATTCGCACACCCACCCAACAGGACCGACGAACTCGGTCAACCACAGGAGCATCGCCTATGTCGTTCGCTGATCCGCAGTCCGTCACCATCTCCGGTACGGCGATTCCCCTTCCCCGTGTTACCACGGGAGCAGGGACGTCGACCTACCAGAGCGCTGACGGGCTTGTCGCACTCACGGCTTCCTCGACCTACGGGAAGAGGAACCGCCGAGTGCTGCGGCTCGACCACGCGAAGATCGCAGCTGACATGTTCAGTGCGGAGAACGCGAAGTTCACGATGAGTAACTACATCGTGTTCGACGTGCCTCCGTACGGATACTCAGCTGCCGAGGCGCTTGCCGTGTACGCCGGTTTCAAGGGCGCTTTCACGGCTACCTCGGACCTGCTCATCACCAAGCTTCTTGGTGGGGAGTCGTAGTCTAGTTGGCGAAGATCTTTGGCCATGTCGCAGCTTGCTGCGCCATCGCTTTCGTATCTTTCGCGCTAGGCTCGATGGGTATGAAGATTAAGTGCGAGGAGTCAAATCCCTCGTACTCACCTTCGCCCACAGTGTCATTTCGCGCGAGTCCGAAACCCCACGTCATGGCTCATATCGAGCCTTGGTGTGGGTGGACGTTCCACAAGTACAAGTGGTTCGTCCGCCCCAGTTCCTGGCGCAACTAGCTTGATGAGCTGGAAGTGCTAGGAGTGAAGGGCTGTTCGAGCGAACTATCGTAGGCCTCTGGCAGTGTCCACCTCTATTAGGAGGGAACCTGAAAAGGCTACGTATGCTCTGGACAGTGCTTGCGCAAGAATGCGCAGGCAGATGCTGTACACGCACCACCAAGGACGTGGAGTACGTCCTAGGTAGGATCGAACATGAGGGGTTATCGTTCTTGACGATAACTCTACCTCGCTTTGGAAAGGACTTCGAAAAAAGTCTTGACCAAGGCAAAGTGACTCGCAATCTCTTCCAAGGTTTTACCTGGAAGGCAGGTCTCCCCCGATTTCTCGGAGGTTTCCTGGAGTCTGTGTTCGATCGCAACACTGGTGTGTTGCTTGAGAATCCCAATATCGATGCTATTCTTTCCATTCGTCAGCTTACGCTGATGTTTGGGAAGATCCAGGTCCCGTGCTCAGATGAGCGCGTTCTTGGAGCGATAGAGGGATATCTCGAGTGTGAGCAGGATGTCAGGCGAAACGATTTGACGTTAACGGATGCAGACATGCACCGTTTTCGCCAAGTTTCGTCGGCCTTGTTTCGAGACCTGTTCCTACAACTGGATCAGTCGGTCTTTGATCGGACCTTAGTCCCGAAACATGGACCTGGGGCGACTGCTGATAGGTTGCGTGGAAACGCAAAATATCGCAATCGTACCTGGACCGCACGGCTTGAGGAAATCTTTCCGTCAGGAGAGTTCCTCTTTCCAAACTCTTCATTCGCTGAAGAGTCCGCCGTGGACATCCTCGAACCTGGAGCCGAGATACCCGTTAAGGTTGTCACGGTTCCTAAGACGCTGAGCGCACCGCGCATCATCGCTGAAGAACCTACGCATATGCAATATATGCAGCAGGCTCTGAAAGAGATGATGTACGACGGGGTACAGAGGAGTGACAC